GCCATAGATTTGGTAGATGAAACGGGTGATGTACAAAGTACCACCTTGATCGTAGCTAACTGGAGTGCCGTCAGGCATTGCAGGAGCTGCGTTCATACCGAAGAGCATTACTTCTTCATGGTAGTTACGTGGGATACCTTGGATCTGCTCTACAAAGCCTTTCCATTCGTCAGCGCGTTGTTCGTAAACACCGTCAAAGACTTCGTTGATAATCGGTTCGACTACCGCACGAAAGTCTGTACTACGCATTGGGGTTGCCATTGCTTATTCCTTTCGTATTAAACTGCGACAGATGCGGCAGCAAACTGGTTATTGGAGATAACAACCTGAACAATGGTGTAAGCGTCACCCCATTGATTGGTGTTACCGGCTGGGTAAGCAGCTTCGCGGCCGAGACCTACAACACGTACTTGACCTTGAGCGCCAGAAGCAACAGGAGTTGCCAAGAGAGCTGTAGTCGAGAAGCCAGCGCCACCAGTACCGATGATATAACCATCAGTTACAGTAGAGTTAGCAGTTGTGTCGAAGTTGTACTCTGAACCAATAGCGTTTACGTTTGCAGAACCGTTGATTTGGATTTCGTATACAAGAGCTGGGTCTTGGAAAATCCAGAAAACGATCTGAGTAGCAGCAGCTAAAGAAGTTGCAGTAATAGACTTACCAAGTGTACGACGGCCTTCAGCGGTTGTATATTCTACACCGTCGAAAGAACCGTATACTTTGCCGGAGCCGGCAGTTTGGTTAGCGATTGTTAATTGGCCTGTTGAAGTGATTGCCACAGGTGTGTACTGGTAAAACGCTACTTGGCTACCGGTTAGGTAATAAGGAGCTGAGTACGCACCACCAGTTGTGCTGGTGAGGTTATAGTTGTTAGTACCGATGAAAGGTACAGAACGATCTAAACCACTTGGGTGGTAAGCTGGCTTCAGACCAAAGGGTTGAAATGTTGCTGACATAGTGTCAATTTCCTTTGTTTTTGAAGAATGTTAAGAGAAACGAATGTTTTTATTATTCGCTTTTGCGGTCTCTTTTTCCATTTCCAAAAGTCCACCTTCGAGTACTGAACGCCCACCTTTACTTTCACTCGCCGCACCACGCACTTGTGCGGTGATGTTGCGTTGGTGCTCGAGAGGTTCCTCGAGGTGGAGCATGTGCATTACTTCCTGGTAGATATCTTCTGGTAACTTGAAGAGAACCATTTCGTTACAACTAACACAGCCTTCAAACTTGCCCGAGCTCATCTTGCCTAGTCCTTCAAAGCTAACTCCTAATTCACTAGCTTTAACTGGCTCATAACCCAATGCCATACGTTTGTCGATACTGTCGTAAGTATTGGTTGTTGACAACCAACACAAGTGCATTCCAGGGATTGTACCCGCTGGAATCTCGGGCAACGCACTATTTGCCCACTTGTCTCTAAACGCTTCAATGCGTTCCCGACGTGCAATTTCTTCTGGATCCGCCAATGTAGAGCGGTCTTTTACTTCTTGGACTCGATCAGCTAAGCGATCATCTAAGTCACGTTTAATTCTTGTATTTGCCATGATAATTAACCTTTATTTAATCGATCATACTGTGCATAAGCACGGATCATTTTGTTTCGTTTTTCAACATCGTCCCACGCACCAGCGTCTCTAATAGCCTGCACACGCTCAGGGCTTAATCTGATTGTGCCAGGTTTGGCGCTGCTACTTTCAACTCGGCTAGAGGCTGTTGGGCCACTATGCTTTTTAGTTGATGCTCCCTTTGATGTATATCGATGGGGCAAACGTGCTGATAAACGATTATCTAACTCTTCCCAATATTCTGGATCACTTGGATCCCAGCCATCTTGTGCGAGTTCTTGGTCAATTACCTTTGCAATTCTACTATCTGTATCTCGAGCTTGCGGATCATACCAGGAGTTTTTCTTAAGCCATTTTGTGGCGTTTTGTTGAACTTCTGTGCTGATTTCATTAGGCACATTTTGCTTAGGTGCCTTAGCAGTTTCGAGTTGTTGTTTCTTGTAATGCTGAGCCTGTTGCAGACGCTGTTTAGCTTCTGTTAATTGTTCTAAATAATCTACCTGACCGGCTACATCTCCACTTTGAGCCGCCTGCAACATCTTCATCTTTGCATATTCGACTCGAGTGGCTTCATCTTCGATAGCCTTGTCGATCTGTGCAAATTGGTACGATGTTGCGGTATTTTCTACCGCAGCTAAGCGTCGTGCTAACTCTTCGTTATGCCGTTCAAGCTGTTTAATCTTGTTTTGTGCAGTTAAATCGCGTTGTTTCTTTAACTCTTTTTTGAGTCTACGCTCTTCTCTGCGGGCTTCACGGATTTTTTCACGCTCATCTTCCGTTTCGCCATCATTTTCATCGTCTTGCTCATCGCCGTGGTCATCATCTTCTTCATCAGATGAATCTTCGACTTCTTTTTCCTTCTTTTTCTTCTTTTTGCCGTCTTCTTCAGCATCAGCAAGAAGATCTGGTTCTAATTCCAGTGCTACCAGTGCACTACCATCTTCCTGTTCTTTTACAGGGATGTCTTTTTCATTTTCACTCATACTTTTCTTTCAAAAGTTAATTAATTTGGAAGCGTTTTTGCCATATTTTCAACCAACTTTTTAGCAAACTCATAAAGTTCACCGTCTGTTTGGGTGCTTTTAAAAGCATTAATTGCAACACAAACCAACCTTACATTACCATGAACATAACCTTTACTATTGTCAATCCTATCAATTGAAATTGATGTTGGTAGAATTTTTCCTTGATGCCATGTCATTTTTACTCCGCTTAAGGCACAAAGTCCTTCTTGCTTTTCAAAAATATCCATAAGATCTTGGATAGTAATTGTTACTTCAGCTCTATTTTTAGCATGCCTTAAAGTTTGATACATGCTATATCGAGGGCTTTTATCTCTGTTTTTGCGCTGGATTTCTAATCTAGTCATAAAATCAATCGATAAATGCTTTCATTTTCTGCGCATACTCAAAACTGCGGATGCGAGAGATGATTTCACGAGCCTGAAGAGTAATGAACACCACTGGGGCGCCTTCGTCGTCAGGATTAATAACAAAGCGGTCTCCGCCGTATTTGATGGTTCTTACCAAATCACCAACTTGACACCATGGGCCTTCAATCCAAGGCTCTAATGTGTCCGGTGACTTATATGCAAGTGGCCCAATCTGTATTACTTTGGCTACTGTTTCATTAAATCGTAGGGTTTGTTTGGTTTCATCCACAAGGATGATTCCGCCTTTACTGGTTGTCTTTTCGCGTCTTAGTTGGACTAAAACACGGTCACCAGCTACATCAACACCTGGGTCTATGATCGGGAAACATTCTAATTCTGATCGTAAATCCGGTTCGTCTTTTTGGTTTAAATCAAACACTATGCAGTGCTCCTATGACCTCTACAGGTCTTCGTCGTCCTCTGATAAAATAGCATCAATAATCGCCAGGGCATCAGATAAACCCTCGCGCTTACCTACAAGTCTTTGATATCCATCAAAGCTATGTACGTTAACGCCGGAAGCTATTGCCTCCGTCATTTCGTTCTGTGCGGTTTTAATTCTATGCAGAATCTCGCTTAAAAAATCTTTCATACTCATATTAATGCAATTGAGGCGAAAAATCCGCCCCAACGATTAATAAAAGTTACCGCCGCCGATATCTTTTAGATTCTTATCTGGACCAACTTTAGTGCTGTTAGCCATTTTAGCTTGCTTAGCACCAATTTTCCAGTTGTTAGCGCGCTGTGAACCAGAGTTACCAGCATCGATGGTTTTCTCACCAGGGCCGCCGCCTGAGCTCAGATTACCAGTTTGTTTGTATGTGTGGCGAAAGCCTAATTCGTCTGCCATTTTATTGTCCTTCAGTAGGTTGTTGTGGTGGTTGTATGTTTGCCTGTTGTTGCTGTTCCAGGGCTTGTCCATGGTCTTGTTGCGATTGCATTGCCTGGTTTTGTGCCTGGAATGCTTGCTGTTGTACCTGTTGTTCGTGTTGTTGCTGCGCCAACGCTGCATCTTGCTGAGCTTTAGCTGCCTGTGCTACCTGGGCTGCTTGACTTTGGAAATTCTGCTGCTGTACTGCTAAACCATGCTGACGAATGTCCTGATCGGATGCTTTAATTGCTTCCATGGCTGACATGTTCTGCTCGTGGTCAAGCTGCGCCTGCTGCTGATCCATCTGTGCGCCTGCCGTAATGGAGGCAACACGCTCTTTTGCTGCATTGTTGATGTTTGCCATTGCAATATCAGTAGCATTACGCTGGTTGTCGATATTGGTCTGGGTTGAGTACTTAGCCTGCAACTCTGCAACCTTCTGTTGCAACTCGGCAACCTTAAGCTGGTAGTTTTGTTGGGCTTGTTGTAAGTCAGATTGAATCTTAACTTGGAACTCTTGTGTCTTACGCTCTGTCTCAGCCATCGATGTCTTGATAATTGCTGCAGAGGTTGGATCGTTCATTGCTGCCATCTGCATCTGAGCTTGTTGGCCTTGTTGTACCTTCATTGCCAATGCTTGGATCTGCTGTACATAACCCGCTAGATTCATCTTAGCATCTTCGTCAACCATCTGTGAAGCCAGGGCCAATGCCTGTTGTGCTTCGATGTCAAGTGGTTTTTCTGTGTGCAACTCAAGCACATCGTGGCCACCAGAAGCCTGCGCAACATAGGAGCGCATAGACTGCAGGTAGTGTAGTGTTAAGTGCTGCTTAATATGCTCTAAAGCATGAGGAGCAAAAGTAGGCCCAATAACAGGGTTGCCACCATAAGCTGGGTTATTCGCATATTCTAAGTGAACCTTGATGTGAGCAATATGGTCTTGGTCTGGGTATGCTGCTGCAGCACGGCCCATGGTCATAGAAACGTTTTCTAGCGCTGGGTTAGACTCATGCGCGCCCATCGGATTAGGCAATACTTCCTCAATCGCTGGGATCTTCATCTGTTCCATCACACGGCGGTATACTGCGCGGATGTCGAACATGCCAGGGGGTGCGGATGTTGCCATCTGCAACAAGGCTTGGTTCTGGGCAAGACGTTGTGTCTCAGAGAAGATGTTAGGATCGGATACAGGACACACGTCATTGTTAGACGCAAAGTCACGTACCTTAATCTCTTCACCAGACTGATTGTCCATCTCGTCCAAGTACCAGTGATTGATACGGGAGATGATTGCTAATGATTTAGCCTGGCTGCGGTGCAGACGGGCATGAATGCTGGAGAATACTTTGGCGCCTTGCTCGATCAGAGCTTGGGTTGTGCCAACTGGCATGTTGTTGTTTGCTTCGCCAATCTTTTCTTCGGCGGTAGTAACAACACCCTTAGCAGCGTCAGTTAACCAACCTAGTAAGCTAAACAGTACAGAGGATGGTTGATTGAATGGCATTGCCATTGCAATCTTACGGACATCATCAACGCCAGGTGCACCCTCAATCTCAATTACTTGAGTGGGTTCAATTCGGTCACTTTGGCCACCAATTCGTCCACCCTTGAGTTTAAGTAGCGTCTGGCTGTTGTTGATATGAGCAGCATCAAGCAGAGCACGTAGAGCACCAGTAAGAGCAGCAGAGAGACCACCAATAAGATGGGGGAGGCCAATAGCATAAGCACCGCGCCAAGGTATGAATTTAAACTCAACATACCAGTCCATCTTTTCAAGTTTGTCATCGCCAGATTCCCAGTTGCGGTACAGCGCCAGTACCTTGCTTGTTGTCTCATCAATAGTAAGGATGTACGGGGCACGACGACCTTCTGTCTCGGGATCATCATCTAGGCGGATAAAACAAGTAATCTCATAAATACGACGCAGGCCATCAATATTCTTCGATGGCATATCTTTGCCTTCGATTTTATTGTTAGCTTTTTCAGATTGGGTCTGATCGTTTAATGGCGCATCGGATGAGTACTCACTGTCGATGTCGCGGTAGATACCTGCCTCAACACGTTGCAAGAAGACGTCTTCTGTGATGTCTTGTACTTCTGTTACGCGTGATGCTGTGTAAAAATTGGTAGAGGCCCAAGGTAACAAGATGTTATCAATCGGTACCCATTCGCAAGTTGGCCTACGCTGCTCGGAGTCATAGCGCCATTTAAGGAACTGAGAACCGCCGAGTGGTAGTTGGGTCAGCAACTGCTCCATCTCGTCGCGGAACTCAGGAACTTGCTCAGTAAGCTGCCAGTTCATAAAGTTTACTTTACGATCTGCAACTTCTTCTTTTTGTCTGTCTGCTTCACCCTTGATGTTTGACTTAACAATGCCATCGGGTGGTAATAATTCTTTAGATGACGATGCGGCAAAGTCAACGCATGACTCAGCCATCACCGGATGCACAACCTTAGATGCGCCATCAAATGTTGCGCCGCCAGGTGCATCTTTACCTAAACCAGTACGGCGTAGGCCTTCTTCGTATTGCTTATCACGTTGCTCTCTTGACTCGCGGTCAACGTCAATGTAGTCCAGGTATTCAACTGCAAGTGATTGCAAAATACCTTCATCAAATACTTCTGCCAGGTTTGCATAAAACTCTGGGTTTTCTTGTGGGCTTTCTTTGGGTGCAAAGTTTACAACCACGGAGCCATCATCTAGCTCAATAACTTCTTGCTCTACCTCATCGGGGTCTAAGCCCAACAAGTCCTCGTACTCGTCCATCTCCATTTCTTGCTCTTGGGCTTCATGGATATCCTGCTCGCGGTCTAATCCCGGGAGATTACTACCAGCTTGGATCGGTAATTGTGGGTTTTGGGCCATAGATTATTTCAACTTGAGAATAGGGTGACAGCTGGGCTGTCCTATTAATATTAATGCAATAAAGGGGGTAAATCCGCCCTATTGCGCGTATGGGTTGACAAACTTACGTGCATAAGCATCGTCAGCATAACTGTAATCCCGTGCTGGTAAGTAGTCCAGTTGAATCCAACCAGAGTCGCGCAAGACACGCAGCGCTTGTGATAATGAGTCCACGTAGTCATCATGTCCGCCAGCTTCTGGGAACGAACACACCTGACGCAAGAAGCGTTTTGTCCAGTCGGCAAACTCGCCCTTGATCTTTGGATCTTCTGGGATAAACACCTTGCCCTTAGCAATTAGTGGCGCCACGATGTTAAGTCGCTGCACCTTATCCGCTCTGCCAGGGTTATATCCTCGCACCGGCACACCGGAACCTTGGAGTTCTTGGATTAGTGAAATACCGGCAGATTTGTCTTCCATCAGAATAAGGTCAGCCTTCTTGCCTTTACCAAAGTCGTTATCTGCTCCGTACACCACTTCTTTAAAATCATCAATCACCTTGCGGCGTAGTTGTGGGTATGACAAGTGCTCATCCCATGCGTCCAGTAAGATAACCGCAGTGCCAGCGTCTTGTTGTTCAAACACGCCCCACACCGTGCAGGCTGTTGGGTCGTTCATAGTCTTTTCGCTGGTTGCCGGATCGTATGAGGCGATGACGTATTCTAAGACGGGCGTTGGTTTTGATGCTGGCCACATTCTGAACTGCTTACGTTTGATGATACCGGCTTGCTCTGGGTCAAGGATCTCACCATAGATCTCTTGACGGCCAATATCTGTGCCGTCGTAAGTTTCAAGCTGTTTGAAGAAGGTGGCTGATAGGTTTTGTCGGTTGTCGTACGAGCTGGCGTTAACCATGTACACATCACCGCCAACTTTTCCTTCAGCAAGGTCAACAATTAATTCTTTTGGCTTAGGGGTTGTTGTGATAATTTGCTGGACCCTTGGGATGCGCGGGTCTTTAAGACGCAACGTGAACTGGACGCCATCGTATGCTTCGTCAAGGTAGTCGAATGCGCACAGCTCGTCGAACCAGGCCCCGTGGTATTGCTTACCGCGGTAACGCTCTGGCTCTGAGGCTGGGATGCCTTGGATAATGGAGCCGTTGGTGAGAGTGATTTCGAAGAGGGACTTGTTGTAGTCTCGGATGAGGCTGGGTGGGATGATGTTAAGGAGCCCGGAGTCTCCTTCGAAGCAGGTGGCTCGGATGTCGTTGGATGTAGGAGCTGTGACAAGCCAGCGGGTGTCGCTGTAGACCCAAGCCCGAATACCAATCCAGTGACTAGCAGTGTGCGTTTTGCCAGATCCCCGGCCCGCAAGCATAAGGAACGTGTCATATTCTCCATCCTCTGGTTCTTTTTGATGTGGAAGTGCCTGGAGTGACCATTTGATCCTCCAGATAGCTGCGTCTAGCTCCGCTTTGGGCCAGTGGCTGTGTGATTTTGCGAACTTTTCTAACTTAAGTTCTTGTGATGGTGTCAGCATGCTGAAATAAATCCCTCGCCAACCAAAAATGTGTTATTTGCGTCATCTATTTCGATGTGCACACAAGATTGTGGCTTAATTTGTTTAATTTCTGGTATATAACGACGCCCATAGTGAACCTTTAACGGTTTGGGTGTCTGTACATCAATCAATTTGATGCGAGTCTTAAAGTTCATCTTCAGACTCTTGTTGCATTTTAACTCAATCGTAAAAGTTTTGCTGCCAAGAGACTCAATCAAAAAACGAACCTGGCCATGGATGGTCTGGTTCTTAGTTGTAAACGCAAACTCGTCATACTTTTTGTTGTACTGCCTAGGTTTTGCATGAATAATTCCAGATAACAACTCAATTCGCTGGTCGGGCGCGGAATAAAGGTAATTACTTGGAATTTTTCTTGGTACAAACGGCGCTAATTGCGACTCGATGCTGGGATGGCACTTAAATTCACGCTCGCCATTCTCTCTTAACCGGTGCGTTGTGATCTTATAGCCAGCGTCCCTAAATTTTTCGTGGATAAATTCAGAGTAGCCAGTTGGTGGCACCATCGTCTTGTTAGCTCTGCGGTTAATCAACCAAAAACCAAACAAGAATGGTGGGATTGGTAGCGGCTGGTTAGGGAACTGTAATGGTTTTGTGGTGGGAATCGATAGGTTCTCACCAGACTCCGGTATCTCCAGCACGCTATAACGCTTAAGAGGCCTGCGAAACTTTAGAACTCCCTTGTATTCGTCCAGTCTTTTGCGGTACTTGCTGTTCTCTAGCATGAATGCCAGGTGCACATCGCCTTGTATGGTGACGTGGTCATCAAATTCGACCTCATAGCACTCGTCGGCTACATAAGGATGCGTGGATTTTACCTGTACAAGTTTACCATCGCTGTTAAACAGGTAATCGCCAGGTTTAATCTCAGACGCTAACTTCCATAGGTCAAGGGTTAGTACTTTTTGGTTTGCTACTATTGCCATAAAAATTTTCTAGGACCCATCGGTCCAGCCAGCGCCCTAACGGCGCTCGAATGCGGTTTTGAATGGAGTAAGGCAGTTGTGCTATGTTGGGTGGGTTTTTGGTCAGGTTGATGCGAAATTGCAGGTAGCGTGCTGTCTCTTTGTCAATTACCTCGATTGGCACATCAACAGAATCGAAGTTATACAAATCACACAGCAGCACACGCAAGCCCTTGAGTTTGCCCTCAGCGTTTTCCAACGCTCCCTGGATTTGGTACACGTATTTGCCCATACTTATATTAATGCAAAAACGCCAGGGTTTACTGCCGTGTTTTTAAAATACAGTTCGACTCTGTCCCTTCGGGACACAGAAGACACAGAAGACACCCTTGTTTTAACTTTATCCAGGATAATAAATTATTTTTTTAAAATATTTTTAATAAAATAGAATAAAGGGTGTCTTCTATGTCTTCTATGTCCCGAAAACACCTAAGTCCTTGATTGTTGGTCTGCAGATGAGAATGATTCTCAATTAAAATGCCATTTTCGGGACACCCAGGACAGGATGCAGTGCAGCATTTTTATTTGTGATTAGGGTAAACCCTAATATGTTTGTGAATTTTGCAAAAAAAAATTTAGGATTCGCAAAAACTTGAGCTTTGTGGGGTCCCCTGCCCCACCTTGGTGCACGGGACCCAAATCGGGGTATCGCTATATTGCGAACCCCCTAGGGCCCCGCAGCGTAAGTGAGTACTCACTTTGGCCCACTATGCTGCGGTGCAGCACCCCCAGTGAGCGCTTACTTACATCATGCTGCACTGCGTCATAGCCTCGCGCCCCCGCGGCCCAGTACGCGGCTTAGCTAGATGAGAATGATTCTCATTTGCATCGCGCCCAAGCACAGCCTCGATGATAATGATTCTCATTCGCATTTAGGCCAAGCAAGAACCGTGCCAGTGTGGCAGTACAGCAGCGGGCCCGTAGAGCCGCGCAGGCATAGTGGTGAGGGGTGGGTACCAGGCAGCGTGGCTGCGTGCCATGGTGGGGCTGTATGCCAGCGTGGGGGCCATGCGCGCACGAGGGGAGCAGGTTGGGGTGGACCGTATTACCAGGCAGACACTTACCCCACAGCACCCCACACCATCCCACTATCTACCACATAACCCCACAGCGCAGTCAGGTATTAAATAGTACTTGACATCCTGGTCAAAGGTCATTACAGTTATAAGCATCAACACCAGGAGAACAACATGGCATGGACAAAGAAGACAAGCAGCACAACACCACACAATCACCAGCTGGTGTTTGGCCGTCGTGAGGCAGGCTGCCCACGCTGCGCTGAGCTGAGCGCTGGCGCACCAGCAGTACAGTGGCGTGGTAGCCAACGCAAAGAACAAGAGCGTAACCTAGCCCAAGCCATTCGTAACCACAGCTGTGCAGCACGCAAGTGTGGCCCAGTGTGTACAGCGTTTGACTGGTAGACTTACCGCTTTTACCATAGTTATATCAACCACCAAGGAGATAGCATGAGCACAATGTACGAACCAATTGAAATCAATTACAACAACCGCAAACCATCACGCGCTGTCATTATGCGCACGTTGGCTGAGTACCTTAAACAAGGCGCTAAGTCATTCGACATCCGTTGGGGTGAAAACTGGATCGAGATTGATTGGCAACCAAACCAAGAAAAATGGTACGGT